CAGGGTTTTCTTCGCAGTAGAGCAGGAACTTGCGCCGCAGTCCAGAATCCAGTGGATCAGCGGGCGGACTCTTCGATGATTCGAGACTGCATGCGCCCTCGAGGGGCTTCGCTGCATTGCGGTCTTCCATATAATGTCCACCAAGATACGGCCATGCTAGAGAAAGCGGGCACTGCGGTATCTGGATGATGCAGCCAGGCGCCGCCGCACGGTGATCAGGCGCACGGCGGTTCACTCACCAGCTCAGGGAAACGACAAAAACCCGAGCTCCTGGAAGTAGATCCCCTGACGTCGTTCTTCTTCGGGGAGCCAAATTCGGCTGATTCACGCTAACGCCTGAGTGATGCAACGCGATGACGCGGCAGTTGCGGCCTCAGCTTGCGGGCGAAGTCATCAGCATTGCATCCACTGAAGCGAATGCAGCGATCGCGTCCGATTTGGTTGAACTGGTCAGGCGTATAACCGAGTCGCCGCAGCCAGCGACGGACCATCCGCGTATCGGCGTAGTTCCGCGCCCGGGTGCCGAATGGGATCTCGTAGCGGTTGTTGCGGATGCGCCCTTTGTCGCACCACAGCGAGACGATGCCGCGATGCCCCGCGATGTCCAGCAGGTCGTCGGAGATGGTGTACGTGTCGCGTGGGTAGAGCAGCTCGTAGACGCGATACAGCCCTTCGCCGTGACAGCGCAGCCGGCGATCGTCGTAGAACCCGTCGGTCTGGACTGTGTCGATCACCAGGTCGAGTGGACCGTCATGCAGCTTGTGAAGTTGCCGGCTCTGATGCAGCAGATAGGTCAGATCCGTCTCCCGCCGCGTGATCTCCAACCAGGGGCGCTTGCGTGAACCCAGCAGCCTGATCCTCCCGCGTCCCAAGCAGTAGCTCAGTGCGAGCGCTACGAATGGTGCTGACATCCCAGACCTCGTCAGTGAACAGATGCATGCGCGCTCGCGGCGCATAGGGAAGCAGGGCCTCGCGGATCTTGCGGGCCTGGGCCGGCTCGAAGTGCAGACGCGGACGGACGTGCGTCTCACTCAGCGAGGACTCTGCGCCGGTCAGGATCCCCAGCCACTGGCAGACCAGTAGAGCCTCGTCAAAGCCGTGCCCGACTCGCGCCAGGTCGACACTGCCGTCGTCTGCGGGCCTGGCCCCCTCCGCCCAGAGCCATGCCGCAGCCTGAGCGCCGAGCATGTCGAGCGCTGTCTGCGTGAGCTCGCGGTCGCCCCGCGGGTAGAGCAGGTTGTAGACCGGCCGCAGCTTGGTCGTCGAAACTCGGAAGCGCAGAACAGATGTACTGCGACCATTGGCGCGCGGCTTCGTTTTGTAGTGAACAATCTGCGCCTTCGTGGGGATGAATTGGCGGAATTCGGCCACTTTCTCCTCGAGAAACGCGGACTCCCGGATCCCCGCTGTCAGGGTCAACTGGATATAACCCCCTCCAGGACAGCGATATGGGACAAGACTCCCATCCGCGAGGAGTAGCCCGAGCAGTCCGCGGACGTCTGTAGCGTCCAATTTTTCGCCCTACAAAACCTTACTATAGTCAGACACAGGAGGCAGTTCGCCTGCCTTCTCGCACCTCGACAATTTGGAGCGTTTCATCCCATGTGGATTGATAACGATTTTCCGAAGCTGCTTGGTGCCGAGCTGTATCGCCCGCATCCTTCCTACATTGTGGAGATGGCGGTCGAGCCGGTTGTTGTTCACGATTTCGCTAAACAACCCGGTCAAACAGTTCAGCTTGATCGCTACCGCTTCTGGGGTGCTCCTGGTACCAAAGATAGCCGTGAGCGTACCGCTGATCAGACTCTCGGCACAGCATCTTCGCGCAGTATCGTTAAGGATAAGGTCCTTGTTTCGCTCAAGGAATATACCGGACCTGCAGATCCTACCGATACAAGTGCACCTTCTACGTTCAAAGTTGCACGCGAGACTCTACTTACCGCACAGCGTCTTCTGCTGGATACCGGTAACCTGAACGTCTTCCATCAATCGATCGGAAGTCTCACTCTTCTCGACGATTACCGCCGCTGGCGTGATCGTGTGTTCGCTGATGAGCTGTTCAAAGCGGAGGCCAATGGCGCCGCTGATAGCACCAAAGGTGGTTACTTCTACCCCCTGAAGAAGTCGAAGGCGTCTGGTGCGCCCTTCCTGACTTACGGTGCCGGTGAATCGGCCAAGTTTGATGTCAAGACCGACCTCCTCGAGGTGGTCAAGGACATGCGCAAGCGAAACGTACCCACCTTCGCTGATGGGTACTATCGCTGCATTGCGGATCCCACCGCAATGATGCACCTGCGTCAAAACGATGCGTTCCGTGAGATCGCTCGTTATGCAGGCAATGGCATGGTCAACCCCATGCAACCCGAGCTGGCTCCCAACGCTACGTTCTTCCGTGGTATGGGTCCCGCTTATGGCCAGGCCGGCTTCGTTGCTGGTCAGCCCGTGATGCCGTCCGGCTTCCTCTTTGAGGGCGTGCGTTGGTTTGAAAGCACCAACCTTCCCGAGAAGAGCCTGCAAGTGACCATCACCGACGCGTCGATTACTTCGGCCGTCACCACTGCTGCTCCGATGCTGTTCTTCGGCCCTCAGGCCGTTGGCGTGGGCATCGGCGGCAACAACGCCCAGATTCTGCTGAACAACAACGACGATTTCAGTCGTTTCATCATCATGATCTGGTCCCTCTTCGCCGGTTTCGAGATCCTGAACAAGGACTTCGTGACCGTGGCGTACTCCTTCGTTTACTGATAGGAGGTACTAGACATGGCGAAGAAGATCTACCCGGGTAACTGGGTCAACGCTCTCAGCTCGTATCAGGGCCAGCCCGTTGTGGCGATCCCTGGCCGCGTGTACTACCACGTCACCGGTTACGCGCTGATCACTGGCACTGGTGCCACCAGCTGGGACATCACCATCCCCAGCCCTGACCTACGCGGTGATGACAAGCCTCGTGCTGACATCACTTCGCTCGTGGTGCCCTCGGGCGCCAAGGTGTACGGCCTGTCCCTGCGTGTGCCTGACATGCGTAAGGACCGCGGAGTTGGCACTGCCTTCTCCGGCATCGTTGGCACCAACAGCAACGAGCTGAAGGTTGCCACCGCCGTTGGCGATGACAATGCCCTGGCCGACAACGACCTGGCCACCGTGGCCGCTGATGTCGTGGTGGCAAGCACCACCATTGCTCCGACGTCGACCTTCAAGAGCATCGTCACTCCCGTCGCTCAGACCGCTGCCCGCACCCTCAAGGTGTTCTCGGACAACGGCTCCCAGGTGGCTGGTTCGGCGATGACCTCGACGGTGACAGGTGGCACCCCGATCATCGTGGACGTGTTCTACTTCCTCGATGACGTGGCCTCCGACCTGAACGACGTGCGGCTGCCGTACATCACCGAGTCCTGAGTCAAGGGCTCCTGGGGTTTATCCCTACAATGAGGGCGTCTGAATGATCAGGCGCCCTTTTTTGTTTGTGCGTTATGGCGCTGTACCAGAACACGAAGAACGGACAGATCGTTGAGTTCATCGCCCATCACGACAAGGACTGGGCCATGATCAAGAACGCGCAGGGCTCGATCCAGTACATCGCCCTGGCGGACCTCGTCTCCTATGAGCCCGGCAAGGGGCGCACTGGCGAGACTCCGCTGCCTCAGTCTGCTGAGCGTCCCGTCGACGAAGATGCGATCCCGGAGTCGGTGATCCCCGTCGACACGCGCCTGAACATCAATACTGCCTCTGCCGAAGCGATCGCCAAAGCCGTCAAGGGCGTGGGCTACTCCACCGCGAAGAAAGTCGTGGAGCTGCGCATGAGCTTATCGGGCGAGCGCTTCACGAACCTGGATCAGCTCCGCAAGATTGGCCGTGTGGACTGGGACGAAGTGATTGCTGCCGATCTGATCTACATCGGCTGAGCTTCCTAGAATCGGTCGAGATCGCTGATACCTGGTGGAACTAAGCGACTACGACAAATCGAGAGCTCGCTTTCACCTGGGCTACAACGTGAGCGCTGGCGTCCCTGCGGGTGATATTGCCCGCCTGGAAGAGGCCATGGCTCGAGTGCCGGATAGCTACTTCTATTCCAGGATCATCGAGCATCTTGATCGCTGTGACAAGGCGTATCGGGTCTCTCAAGTGTTTCGCGTTGAGGACCAGCCGCAGCCCAGTCGCATCGAGCGCATCACGGGTGATACCGATCGCGCGATCTTCCAGTCCGATCCGCTGAAGGCGGCGAAGGACTACCGCGAGGTCTACCTGCGGGAGGTGGACATGCTCGCTGAAACCCTCTACGTGGCGAACTACCGCCGCGAAGAGGTTCGCCGTTACGCCTTTGAGCGAGCCGGCGCAGAATTCATCATGGCCGTCCCGGGGCCAGCAGATACCGCCGTAGGAACCCGTGTCCTGCAGGCAACAGGTTCCATGAACTGGAGATAGGGATGGCAATCCGTTCCCCTCATGAAATGCGTCGTGCCATCCAGGCACGCACTGCTTCGCCTGCGACTGCCCCTGCTCCTCAATCTGGATACGTCGCAGCAGGCGGAAGGATGTATGGCGGCAGGGGCGCGAGAGCCGCAGCGGCGGTCCCGGCTCTGAATGCCGGTATGACCGGAGCGAACTGGCCGGCTGGCGTCCCTGAGCCCGGAACTGCAGTCGACCCATCGACATGGCCGACCGGGCGTCCTCCTGTCCTGAGCGACGATCGCGATGCGCGTGCATCGGAGGCGACCCGCATGCTGCAGCAGGCGACTCCGTTCTGGGACCGCGAGGAGAACAAGGCACTGAAGGTCGCCGCGGGGCCGGTCAGCCAGGGCGGTGGTCCTCGAGCCGGGGAAGCTGGTTACGCGCAGCGAGCTGACATTTCCGCATGGATTGAAGCCAACAAGAATGCACCGAAGGGTGCCGACGGGAAGAACATCGTCGATCGCTTCCTGGAGCAGCAGCGAGCCAAGGGATTACTGGACGCCCCAGGATCGACCGGCGGGATGGGCGCAGAACGCATTGCCATGCCGGCCGACGCCGAAAGCGCCGCTCAGGCGGGTCAGCGAGGACTGGTCGGCTTTGACGGAACAGCGCTCCAGCAGGCTCAGGCCAACGTCAATGAGCTGCAAGGCCGAGAGCGTGATGCAAGGACGCGGCAGATTTGGCAAGCAGCCGCGGATGGCAAGCTGCCTGATCTCGTTGCGGCTGGTTCCATCCCCGGAAGCCTCGAGACAGATTGGGCGAATTACGGGCCAAGCGATCAGGTCCTGACCGCATACTCCGGCACTGATCTTGGCATCCCCGCCACCGAGATGCTGCGAGGCGCGCCACTGACTGCAAGCGGTGATCCGACCGAAGCCCTCGCTCCGGGATCCAATCGACCCGGGCAGCCTCAGGCGGGCTACGGCGGCGCAACGGTCGCCGATGTCTTCAATGGTCCCGCCGCGCTGCCGAGCCAAAGCACAACAGCCGGTATGACGCAACCTGACACGGGCATGACACCTGTGCGGGAGCAGGGAGTGCCTGGCCTGACCGAGCCCCCGCCGTCCCCGCTGAGCACCCGTGACAGGAATCTGAATCCCGCGACCGAGCTGGTCAATACCTACCTGGGCCGCGCCCGCCTTTACATGCAGGGAGGCC